CCCCGCCTCCTCGGGCTGGTCGTTGCCGACTGGGGCGTATTGCACCGTGGAGATGGTGCCGTTGGGGTTCCATGCCTTCGCGAAGATGGCCGACCCGTCGGAGGTCGGGAAGAACGCCACGCTGCCGTCCATCGGAACCTCGTTCGGGACGATCTCGGAAGGAGCGCCCACCATGCGCCCCGCTATTCCCCTCGGCTGCTGCGTAAGCTGCTGGGGAGGCATGGGGGGCTGCTGGTACTGCACGTTGCCATACGGTTGCGCGAACTGCGGGAATGCAGGCTGGTACATGGGCGCTCCTTTCGACACTGGGAATTGTGGCCGAAAAAGGGCAAAGAAAAAGCGCCCTGAAAAGGGCGCTTAAAGTGCGGTAAAAGTGCTTGATGGTGCCCCCGGCTGGAATCGAACCAGCACGCGCGGCTTAGGAGGCCGCTGCCCTGTCCGTTGGGCGACGGGGGCGGGTTGCTTACCAGGCCAGTCCGTAGTAGGGGGCGAACTCCTCGCCGTCGTACTTCTCTGCATGGCGCTCGGCGTATGCCTCGAAGAACTCCTGGTCGGTGTCGAACCCCTTGTTGGCAAGCTCCTCGCGGAGGTCGGCGTCCATCAGGTTCATCGCTGCTTCGAGGTCGATCTCCCTGCCGTTGTAATCCTTAACCGTTGCCATTTCCGTTCCTTTCTCTCGGTGTGAACCTATTATATAACAGAATTATAAATCTGTCAACAACTTTTCTCAAAAACTTTCGGGAAAAAGTAGAGCGCCCCGACGGAATGGGGCGCTCTGGGCCGGATACTGTGGGATGGATTTCCGACGGCCCCATTGTAGCATGAGAAAAGCCCCCTTCATAGGGGGCTTTTCAAAGGAGGAAAGGAGGTACGCCTTTGTTCAGTATACCAGCTTGTCGTAGATTCGCGCAACCTTCCGCTTAACCTGGTGCTCGGAATAGCCGATCTCCATGGCGATCTTGGCGCGGCTCCAACCATGCGCGAAGATCATCCAGGCGATCTCGCGCTCCTCGTCGGTGAGGTTCAACAGGTCAAGGTAGTTCCGCAAGTCCTCGCGCGTCTTGATCTTGCCCACGCTTGCCCACGGCCTCGCGCGCCGCTTTACGATCAGGCCTCAACGCTTCCCCCTCTCTTTTTGTAGGGGCCGCGCTTCTTGCCCTTGTCGCTTCGGGTCTTGCGCGGAGCGGAGTCCTTAGAGCCTTTCGGCCTGCCAGGACTCCGCGTCGATTTCCCGCACGTCGGGCACGTTCCGCTCCCGCTATTCGCCGACATCCCCCGCTTCCTCGTCCTCATTACCGTAGTTGTTCGGATCGTTTGCGTCGCCGTAGTAATCACCGCCTGCGTAAACATTAGTGCCGTTGTCCTGGCTGTCTTGCGCGATCTCGCTGGTAGTAGTCACTACCTGATCTTCATAACTCGCCACGGTCATTATGACGAAGCCCAGCATAACGACCGACACGGCCCATCCTACGATTAGCCAACGAATCAGCCTCGCAGACCGCTCCACCTGCGCCTCGAAGGTCGCCATGGACACCCGTTCGATTCCGTTCTGCGTCATCTCATTCCTTTCGTCGTTCCTACGGTGTTACCCTATTATATAACGACGTTTAACTGCTGTCAACTACTTCCCTTGGTCGAGAATCTCCTGAACCGCCTCTCGCTTCTGCTTCGGAACATCGTCAATGGTGATCGCTCCGCGCTTGATCCGGCGGGCGTAGGCCGCCGCGATAGGGTCTGCCATGTCATGCCTCCATCATCTCGTACAGGGCGCATATGGCCGCGTCATGGTCGTCCATTATAGCAGACTGGGCCAGATCCGTCTCATACAGCTCGCACAGGGCATCGTCTACGCTCTCGTCCCATGTGCTACGGTCGAAAGTAGCGTCCTGCTCGGAATTTTTGACAATCCTGTATTCGCCGTCTCCTACTGCATCGATATGGCAGTCGTGCCGCTTGTTGCACCACTCAGCAGCTTCGGGTGGGTAGTCATCGTCGAAAATTTGACCAATAAAAAAATCCATATATGTCCCTAAGCCTTTCCGACAGCGAGGACATACGCCCCGCCTTTAAATGCCGTTGAACCAACTCTGTACAAGTTTACTCTTACCGTAGTTGCTGAAGTTGTGACAGCCTGGGCCGAGGCGTCAATCATTTCAAAATTAGGAGTAGCAAAAACAGCGACAGGGGTAGCTGAAAACGCTTTCGCAAATGTTAATGTGGCGACAGAATTATATGTTAAACCAGTGAAATACTGAAACAGTATGGCATAGTTCCCTACTTTTAACCGAATCCAACTACTACCCGTTTCCCAAGATGCGCCAAGATTTATAAGAGCGCTTGCCGCCGTTGCCGCGCCCGTTCCTCCATTAGAGACCGGGAGAGTCCCCGTAACTCCGGGTCTGGGGGACGCCGCCAGCACTGATGAAGCCGCTGTAGTGCCGAGATTGACAAGCATTGACGGATTTACTTTAAGCCCGGTTCCACCGCTCGCAACGGCAAGCGGTGTGTTTAGCGTGAGCGCCCCGGTCATCGTGTCTCCTGCCTTGCTGACCTTGCCTTCGGCCTTAGTATTAACTTCGGCGATGTCTCCCTCAAGCTTCCCGACAATCGTTCCGTCGAGCGCCGCCTGGGCCAGATCGACCGCCACCTGTGTCTGAGCTTGGAGCTGGTCGTAGAAATTCTTTGTGTTTAGCACGACGAACGGAGCGACAACCCCGCACCGATCAGTCTCAAGGCGCGTGTCAGTCATCTTCTCAGCCTTGGTCTGGGCCATATGGGCCGTGACGTAAACGTCGCACAGTCCAAGCTCCCACACCGTCTCGCTCCGCGTCAGCGTCGGCCTGACTGGCGTATCTGCTGGCGCCCCCGCGAGCACGTACAGATCGATGCTCCGAGCGTCCAAGCTCGAATCCCACCGAAGCACTACGGTGTCGATGCGGTCTGAGTTTCCAGAGGCTGTGAGCGCCAAGGTTCGCTCCTCGTCCTCGTACCCCACCGTGCCGTTGATGCAGCATCTGCCCGGAGCCACCTTGACGGTCATCCCATCTCCTGGCGATACCTTGAGGGCGTTCTCGTCGTCGGTGAAAATGCCGTTGCTGAAGAACGTCTCGTACACCTCTCTCAGGTCTGATGCCTGGTAAACCCGGTCGTAGACCGGGTACCCGTCCTCCCCGATGCTCGTTGCGACCGAGTCCCATGGGAATGATCTCATAAGCTGTTGACCGCCCTTCTCACGTTGCTTATTCGCTTGTTACCAAGCCCGACGGTGACCTCGTGCCCGTCGGCCTTGAAAACCTCGTAGACCTCGATTATACGAGATTCCATCTCTATGCCCAAATCTGACAGCACCACGTCGCACTTGTCGCCGAGGTCGTAGTCGGCTATATATCCCTGATCTCCCAAAACTGAGATGTCAACGTCCTCGATCTTCGCGTAACTCAAAAGCCGCTCCATGGCCTCCTGCTTCACTGCCGCCTCGAAATCTGCCGACGACTGCCCCTCCTCTGGATGGCTCGCCCTCATGTCGATGACCAGTTTCCGCTTTCGCCCGCCGTTGCTGAGATCGATGTACAGCGTTCGCTGCTCCACGTTGTCGCCATCGCGCCCGTCGCACGGGATGACTGCGTAGTTCTTCCAGTCGCTCTCGTCGAAATCGACCGACCTCCCCGCCAAGTTTCCGAACTCCAGCGAGAAAACCTGGCGGCTGTTCTCGTTCTGCGACTGCGTGCGATCGGTTCCCTGCCACACTCCGAACCTCAATGTGTTCGCTGCGAAGTCGTAGGCCACCCGGCACGATAGCTCGCGGCTCTCCAAGATGCGGTACAGCTTGTCTCCGAGGCTGTCATCCGAAAAATCGCTCTGCGTGCGGTCTCCAAGCAGCGGCGAGTTCGCAGGGGCAAGCGAAACGGGTATATCCTCCTTGTAGCGCTCGAAAATCTCCCGTGCGGCCGTCTCGGTTTTCTGAGCGTCGCCGATGTATCTCGGATAGCACACCTTCTCGTCGAGCATCTTCTCGGCGAAGAACCCACCGACTATGACCTTGTCGGGGTCGCTTTCGCTCGAATATACCCGCTGAACCATTCCGAGTTCAGAGCGCTCAGGAGAGCCGATGTAGGCCCATGATGGATCGTAGACCGATAGCGGAAGCTGCATCTCGAAGTCCCCGGGCTCGTAGTACTTCCGCGACCATTGCAGGTTGTCGTAGGGGATTCCGGCCATGACCAGATTAAAATCGTAGTCTAGGGCGTATACGTCCATGTCACACCCCCAGATACTGCTTGTTGTAGCGGATGACTACGCTCATGTTCTGGTAGCCGTCGTCGGCGTCGAACTCGACGGTGGTGCTGCCCAGGTCGATCATCATGTCGAGAATCGAGCTGTTGCGATCTAGCAGGTTCATCGCGTTGGCACCGTTGAATGTGATCTTCGGGGGCCTTCCCGATGCGTCAAGCGCAACCACGTCCCCATTCGCCATTGTCGTTATGAGCCTCACTGTTCCGTTGCCGATTCGCAGCAGCGGGTTCAGAACATCGCCCGTTGCCGTGATAGTGGCGCGCATTCCGCTCGGAACGTCCCCGTCGTTGAGAATATCGACCGTTTTCGCGAACAAACTGGTTCCTACGATAAAGCCCTTGTTGACATGAGCCGTTGACTGAGGCAGGAACGACATGAACGGGAATCCGAAGCTCGGCATAATCTCCGCGATGTCCTTCCCGAAGTCGTTGACGCTCAGCAGGTACGGGTTCGGGCACAATATCGTCCATTCGATCTCCACGGGGTCGTATATGTTCCCCTCGCTCGCCTTGAAGCCGATCTGCTCGCCGCCGCACCACCTCGTGCGGCCCATGTAGGTCAGGTACACCTTGAAGCTGTGCTTCGGGTTGAAGAACCGTATCGCCTGCGCCCTGAGGGCCTCGTTGTCGCGCGAGTTCCCCACGACGGCCTTGATGGTGCGGTCGCACGATGCAACGCGCTTAGAGGTCACGAGAGCGCCGTCATACGAAGGAATCTCGACCGACGATACGGAGTACGGCAGGTTAGCCCAGTTCTCCAACCCGTCCTTCGGAATGCGCCACGCCCCGTCGCCGAGCGTCATCTCCTGCCCGTCGCTGCGCACGATTCGCGCGTAAACGTCACCTATGGCCATCCTATCTCCTTCCAGCAAGCCCGTAGCGCTGCTGCATCCTCATCGTTCGCGCGATCTGGTCTGGCGACTGAACGGGCTGGTTGAAGTTCACCGTCTGGTTGTTCGTCGTGGCCCCCATTGTACCAGCTTGAGCGGCGACGACCATGGCGCTCATTCCCTTCTCGATGCTGGCCTCGATCTGCGCCATGGGGTCGATGTCCTCGAACCCGACAACTAGGCCGCGAGCCGCCATTCTGCCGCTCCTGGCCGTTTTCTCCCATGCCACGCCGTCGCTTCCGCCCTCGGCGTCGATGGCATCTATGGCCGACCTCGCGAGCCTCCCGGCCCTGTTCTTGACGAGGTTCTCGCTCGCCGCGATTCCGACCGCCAATCCCTCGCCGGCGAAACGGCCAGACTCGATGGTTGTGCGCCACGGCGAGCCTTGCCTTCCTACGCTCTTGATCTTGTCGATGGCGCTTTGAGCGAGGCTAGCCGCTCCCCTGATGACACCCGGCAGCATAGACCCCATGCCGTCGATGAACCCTTGGCCGAGGTTCTTTCCCGAAGCCCTGGCCTCGCCGCTCTTGTTCATCTTCGATGCCGCAGAGCTGCCGATCTCCGATGCCTTCGCGTTCGCCAGCGGCTTTTTGCTCGTCATTCCAGAGATGTATGCCGATCCTCCGCCCTGTCCTGCCCTGGCGTAGGGGCCTGAAGCTCCGTTCTGCGACTGTGCGCCGCTCGCGCCAGACTGCGCGACTGCGGTTCCCGTAGTGGTCATGAGCGGCTTCTTCGCGTTCATTGCCGCGATCTCGGCGTTGACCGCATCGGTTCCTGCTCTGGTGCCGCCCGTCTTTCCGGCGACCCTCGCCGACTCGGTTGCCCCGTTCATCCCGCCGGTCATCTCCGAATTGACGAGTGGCATCTTCGCCCGCGCCTCGGAAGCCATGGCCGCCACCGTGTCGGATGCCACCGTCGTGGCCTGCGCCGTGGCCGTCTCTGAGTTATCGGCCATGCCCCGGCCGTACTGCGCGTCTATGTCGCTTCCGCTGGCGTATGCCTGCTCGCCACCGGCGGCGATCTCGGCTCCCACGCCCTCGCGCATGAGCCCCGCGCTTGTTATGGCCGCCTCGCTTCCGGCGCTCATTCCGGCCGCCCACTCGTCGGCGAGCGTCGTAAGCTTTCCCGACGTGTCATCGACGAGGGCCTGAACCTGCCGCCCGTACTCGGGGCCGAGAGAAGCCATGTACTGGATGAATCGGCGCTCCGACTCGCTTCCGGCCCTGTCGTACAGCGTCGTGATGTTCGATGACCAGTTCTCGGTGGCCCTGCGGTTCTCCGCCAGCGTCTCGATCATATCGTCGAGCGTCGCATCTGACGCTTCCTCGATCTTATCGAAGGCATTGGCGGTCTTTCCCGCCACGTCCTCGACCGAGCTTGCGAGATCGGATGCGGAAACGCCAGTGTCCTCCAACTTGAGCGCAAGCTGCTCGGCGCTCATCCCGCTGTCGGACAGGGCGCGGGCAAAGGTCGATGACTTCTTCGCCGCCTCGCCGATCTCCTTGAGAATGTCCTCGTTGGCCTCGCGGAGAGTCTGGGCAGACGCAGCAGCTCCGTCCATGGCCTCGGCGTTCTCGGCGTTCGCCTGTGCGGCATCTCCCGTCGCCTGGGCGTTGCCCTGTACGGCGGCGGTCGAGTCGGTCATCATCTGGTAGAGCCGATCTTCGGTCTCCCTCGCCGCATCGGTCGCCTCGGACTGCGCGTCCCGCTGGTCTTTCAGCTCGTTCGCAGATGCAGCGGCGAAGTCCTCGAACACGCGAACGTCGCCGAGTTGCAGCGTGTACCCCTCGTCAACGCCCTGCAACTTCTCGGTTATGGAAGCTAGTTCCTCCTCCTGCTTGATTCGGTTCTGGACGGCCTGCTGGTAAGCCTCCTGGTAAGCCTGGGCCTCGGCGTTCTTCTTCCACGCCTCGGAGTTCTTCTTCAGCTCTCCCGTGCTCACGTTGAGCTGCCCGTTCACGGCGTCAACGACCTCGTAGGTCGTCCCGCAGGTGTCGTTCAGCCCATCGACAGCGGCGGTAAGCTCGCCCTGCTCCTTGGCGGTGAGGTTCGATTTCCCGGCCAACCTCTCGATGGTGGCCGTATATGTATCGACGAGCGAGTTGCTCGCCTTTACGTCCGTGAACGCGTCGCCTATGGAATCGGCGAGATCGGCCTGGGCCTTGATAGCGTCGCGCGATGACTGCACGATCTCAGAAGCGCTGCGCTCGTAGTCGTCGGCGACCTGCTGTATGCCGCCCGACGACTCGCCTATGCGGTTCAGAGCGCCGCTGAGGCCGTCAGTGGCCGTCTCCAATGTCTCGGCGTTCTCAGCCGCCTTCCTGAAGCTGTCGGCGATGCTCATGACGGCTGAGATTATCGCAACGGGGGCCATGGTGCGTATGGCCTTGCCCGCAACGTCCGCGGCCTTGCCCATAAGCTCAGAGGCCGCAGCAGATGCCTTCTGCGCGACCGCGTGGGCCTTCACCGCGACGGTCGAGTTAGCGATGGTCGCGCGGAGCCTGCTCTGGGTCGTCTGGTACGTCCCAGTGGCAGCGTTGAATCGCTGGTACGCCACAGTTCCATCGCTCTTGATGACTCGAAAGTAACGGGTAAACTCGGTCGTGTTAAGCGCCGCCGCCTTTGCCGCGAGCTTCTGCGCAGCCATGACGATGTCCCAATTCTTGCGGTAGGCAACGAGGGCCACGCCGACGGTCGCGATGACGGGTGCCAGCTTGTCGAAGTTCTGCACCATCAGAGTCACGCCGGGAACAACTACGTTCGTGGCGAACTGCGTAGCGTCGCGCAACGGCTCTTTCAGGTTGTCGTAAATCTTGAGTTGAAGCTCCTCTAGAGCAGACTCGAACTCCTTGATGTCGCCCGTGAGGTTGTCCGTCATCACGTCGGCCATCGTCTCCGCCGCTCCGCTAGAGTTGTAAAGCTCGTCACGGAACGAGGCCATCTCGTCGGCCCCGGCGTTGAGCATGAGGTTCAGTCCCTTGATGGAATCGGCGGTGAACGTGGTCATGAGCGCAGCCGACTTCTCCTGGTCGCCCATGCCCTCGGTAGCCGCCGCCACGTCGCCCAAAATGGCGGTGAAGTCGCGGTAGTTGCCCTGGGAGTCCGCGATTGCAACGGTCTGATCTCCGATGGCGATTGCCCCGTCGCTGGCCTTTGCGGTCATGTCGCGCAGCACGGCGGCGAGGGCGGTGCCAGCCTCGGAACCCTTTAGGCCCTGGTTTGCCATCATGGATATGGCGGCCGATGTTGTCTCAACGTCCATTCCGGCTGCATGGGCGTTGGCCGCGACGTTCTTGAAGGCCATCCCCAGGCCGTCCACGGTGGTGTTGGCGTTGGCCTGGGCGTATGCGAGAACGTCCACCATGCGCGTCGTCTCGTCGGCCTCCATGCCGAAAGCGCTCAGGTAGTCGGTAACGAGGTCGGATGCCGCCGCCAAGTCCATCTGGCCCGCCTGGGCGAGCGACAGCACGCCTGGTAGTCCCTCCATGCTATCGTTGGCGTCCCAGCCCGCCAGTGCCATGTACCCCAGAGCGTCCGCTGCCTCCGAGGCGCTGAACGTGGTCGATGCGCCCATCTCGCGGGCCTTGGCCTCCAGCGCGTCCAGCTCGTCGCCAGTCGCACCGGAAAGGGCCGCGACGTTGCTCATGGAGTACTCGAACTTCTGGCCCGTCTCCACGATCTGGCGCGCCATGTTCGCCATGCTGAACCCGGCCACGATTCCCCCGATTGCAGCGAAGGCAACCGAGAACTTGCCCTTCAGCTTGTCGAGCAGCCCGCCAGACTTCTCGGTTCCCTCCTTTATACCGGATTCGACGCCCTTCCCCGCCTTAGCGCCGACCTGCTGCGCCTCGGCCTGAATGCCATCGTCCTTGAGTCCTACGCCGATCTCTACTTTTCCGTCGCTCATTCACCGCCTCCGTTCGTCTCGTTCCACATCATCTCGGCGATCTTGCGGGCCTCCTCCATTGCCCGCTCCTCGCCGTAGTCGGGAAGCCTCCACGCCTCCCGCTGCTCCGCTTTCGCAGTCTCGTACTTCTTCGAGCTTTTGCGCCATGTCCTGTGCTCGATGATCTGCGCCATCTTCGACTCCTCGGGAAGCCCGTTGAAAAGCGCCTTGAAAACGTGCCAGTGCATATAGTCGATCTCGGTGAGGTTGATGCCGTAAGCGGCCATGAAGCTCGCCACGATGTACTCCCCATCGAGAACGAAGTCGAACGCCCGCTCGCTTGAACCTCCCATGGCCCGAGGTGTCGCGTTCGGACTCGCCAGGAACTCCAAGGCGGGACGTATCCACTCGCGGTCTGTCAGCGGAGGGCTCTTCCGCTCGAAAATATCGAAGATGGCGATGCCCTCCCGCTCGTAGGCGTCCTGGAACTTAATCCACGTCCTAAAGTCTGTGTCGAGCTTGTACGTTTTCCCACCCGACTCCAACGAGTCTGGGAGCCACCGCTCGCGTAGGTCGATCATCTGCGCTCCTAACCAAAAAAAAGGCCGTGGCAAAGCCGCCACGGCCCGTTCTCGAACATTAAGCCGCGGCTACTCGCTGGCCTTGGTGCTGCGGGGAGCGGAGAACGACGCGGCCTGGGCGGCGGGCGTGAAGGTCACGGCCCCCTCGGTGACGGCCACGGTTCCGCGCTCGAAGCCGCCGTTCAGCTTAAGCGTGAATGTCAGCTTGCCATCGACCGTGTTGAGGTCGGTCGGCGACACGATGGCCTTTTTCCAAATGGTGCCCTCGGTGGCCTCGCCCGTGGTCATGTCGGGGGTTCGCAGCAGCACCGGCACCTCGGCATCGCCGCCAGTGGGCATCGCCATGCAGAACGGGTACATGACGGCGAACAGCGGGTTGGCGCTGTCCAGGATGATCTCCTGGGGCAGCTCCGGCTGGTAGCTCTTTACGTAGGTCGTGTCGTTGGCCTCGTCGATGTAGCCCGACGTCTCCTCCTGCGGGTTGAATGCCAGGGCGAAGATGGTGCTCTTGTCGATCTGCACCCAGTTGTAGCCCTCTCCCTCCACCGTCTCCCCGATGGCCTTCTTCATAGTGTTCGCGTCCACGTAGGGAACGAACAGGTTGCGCGTGAGGTTTGCCATAATGGCTCCTTTCGTGTTACTTATTCTATGTAAGTTATTACCGCTTGGATGGCGTACTCGGCTAGTCCGTCATCCTGGTAGACTGCGTTAAGGCTCGGCTGGCCCTGCGCCGACTCGATGCCCACTATGGACGCACCGGGCCAATCCGGCACGTTCGCGGGGTACTGGTCATTCACCCAGTCGAGCCACGACGAGGCCAGCTTCTCGGCGTCCTCGTTCACAGGGTCGTAGCCGTCGCTCCACGCCGTCACCACCTTCAGGAAAAACGAGTAGCGCCGCTTCGCGGTGCCGTCGTTGTACGTCTCAAGGGGCGAGTCCGTGTAGCTGGTCGCCATGGTCGCCTCGCCGTCCTCGGCGATGAGGGCGTTCAGCTTGAGGTAGCCGTCAAGCTCGGGCCATCCCTTTGCCCATTCCAGCACCGCCGCAGTCTTTCCCGCCATGTCCGCCATGTCACATCATCCTAACGAAATCGGTTACGTCCCTCGCGATCTGGGCCTTGTCGATGTACCGCTCCCAATGGCTCATCGTGCCAGGTGTCGGGTGGTAGAGCCTCCCGCCGCCTTTCGCGACTCCCGCCCACTGGTAGTGCGCGTATGGAGCCGTGTAGGTCACGAGGAACGGAGACACGATGGCCGATGCGCGCAGCGGGCCGTCCTTGAACGGGACGAACCGCTCCATGAGCCTCCGCGCGTCCTCGGCGGCGAACTGCCCGACCCTGCGGTTTGTGCAAATGCGCCGAACCTTCCGAGGAATGCCCGACACGTCCACCCTCACCGACACATCGACTCCCATGGATCAGCCCTCGATGTAGTAGACCTCGGCGAACCGCAGCGCACCATCGGTTCCGTGGTCGAACCCGGCCCCCTTGGTAGCGTCTCGGAACGCCTGAACCTGGAAAGCGTCCGGCTCGTACAGCTTCACGATCTCGCGGATGTTGCTCGCAGTGATCTGCTCCGGCACCTCGCCGAGGATGACGTAATCGCCCGTGCGGACGGTGAAGGCCGTCTCGCGGACGTCCGACTTCCTCCACTCACGGTAGGGCATATAGTTCTCGGACTCGGGAATCTGCACCTGGTGCGTCGTGCCGACGGCTACTGTCCCGTTCGTCTGCACCTGCCGCGTGGCCCTCACAGACCACATGCAATGGGGGATGACAGTCGTGTAGTACATGTCCTGCTTCAGCGCCGCATCGCGGGCGTCGAGCTTGTTGACGACCGTGATGGCGTCATCGTAGATGGCCCCGAGGTCAGCTCGCATAGCCGTTGCCCCCCTCGTACGCCACCGCCGCGCTTATCCACTCCACGGGCAGCAGGTCGGCCATCCAACCGACCGACCTTTGAAGCTGCTGCTCCACCGTCTCGGAAACGTCGAAGCTGTAGCTGTCGATTCCGTTGCTGAAGCTGGTCACAAGCCCGCCCTTGGATGGCTTGGCCCCCTCGATGACGGGTGGAAGGGCCTCCACGATGGCGCAGTAGAGCGTTACCACGGGGGCGGGCAGCTCCTCTCCGTTGCGCACGGCTCGGCCCGCCCGCTCCAACGTCCAGTGGTCGATCGCAAGGTCTGCCATGGGGGCGAGGCTCTTGTACTCGTCCTCGGTCAGATCGGCCATTCCGTTCTCGGTGAAAACGTCATACGGTACGTACATCTCGCCCCCTCGCTTTTACTTCGAGGCCGTCTTCGCTGCGGCAGCGGCCACAGCGGCGCCCTCGGGAATCGAGGACGCGTCGCGCAGCACCACGAAGCCGTTGTGGTCGATCACTCGCCAGCCGTAGACGCACTCGGTGCGGAACGCGACCTGGTTGTAGCGCTTCAGATCGCCAAGTCCGTCGGGGTCGCCGTGCTCGATCATCTCGATCTCGAAGTCGCGGGCGAATCCCCACTTGACGAGGTTCCAGTTGCCGAGGATGGCCTTGATGCCAGTCGGCGCGGGCGCCAGTCGGCGCGCAGCGACCGAGCCGGAGGTGACGGAGGTGATGCCGTCAACGTTGCCGGGGTTGAGGTCGAGGCCGATCTCAGGGAACTGGCGCATTCCCGTGTTCGGGACGCGCACCTTGCGCAGGGAAGAGGCATACATACGGTCGAGCGCGATGCCCGTTACGTCGTAATTCTCGATGATGCCGTCAGCCAGGTTGTCGAAGTCCGCCACGGGATCATCGGTCGCGGCAACCTGCTTCGCCTGCCACACGATGGACTCCGCCTTGAAAGCGTCGATGTAGGCGCGGGTGAGCGGGTTGATCGCGTGCCCAAGGCCGTAGTCCAGGCCGCGCGCCTTGGCCTCGGCCATCTTACCGGCCAGGGCGGTGAGAATCTGGAGCTGGTTGTCCTCGTCCGCCCAGGTTACCTCGTCGCTCATGCGCACGGTAACCTGGAACTTGTGGAGCTTGCCCTCCTTCGGCTCCATGCCGAAGGTGGAGGAGGACTTCGCCTCGCCCTCGCCCACGAACTCGCCCTCGGGGTCTTCAGTCCATGTCACGTACTCCTTGTTCCCGAACGTCTCAGGCTCGGACGGCACCAGTGCCGCGATAAAAGACTTCTCCTTGATCTTCTGGGTCATCTCGTTCACGATTTCTACAGGCATCGTGATCTTGCCGAGCTTGACCGCCTCGGTGGCTTTTGCCATGTTTTCTCCTAACGCTTGCCGCCGAACAGCTGGGCCGCGAATGCTCGCTTGGCATCCTCGCCGTCCGGCTTCTTGTTCGAAATGTCTCCTGCCGAGGGCATCCGCTTGGGATCGCGCTGCGGGTTCACCCAAACGCCGTCAACGTCCTTTGTGACGGCCTCGATGGCCTCAGCCGCTCCCTTTCCGACGTTCTGGCACTCCGCGTAGGCCTTCTCGAAAACGGTCTCGCGCATGAGATCGTTGGCGAACTCTCGCCCGTCCAGCGCCGCGTCGAAGAGCGCGCGGAAGCTGTCGCGCTTCGCGTCCTCGTCCGCCTTTGCCTTTCGATCGGCCTCGGCCTTCTCGTACTCGGCAACCTTGTCGCGCAGCTGCTGCAACTGCTCGCCGTCGCCCTCCAGAGCCTTGACCTGATCGGCAAGCTCGCCGTTGGCCTTCTCGAGCTCCTTGATCCGGTCGGCTTTCTGCTGAACCTCCGCGATGGTGCGGTAGTTCTCGCCCACGGCCTTCTCGATGGCCTTTGCCGTGGCCTCGTCCAGCTCGTGCTCTGTCAGAATCGCACGGATGTCCTTCACATGATCTCCTAACGTCTCTTTAAGCAGCCCGTCGGCTGCGGTGGATGACCTCGGCGATGAAGCCCGCCGACTGCTGGCGCGCAGTATAGCAGAGTCGTGAATTATAAAAAAACAGCCGCCCATGGCGGGCGGCTGCTGCCTGTCTCGATGTTCGGTTTTCTCAGTCTCGCGAGTAGACCTTCCTGTTGTGCACGTCCACGAGCGCCGTCTTTATGCCGCCGTCCCATGTGTACCCGATGAACGTCATGACCGATCCCCCGCTCATGATGACCTCGATGCCCTGGTCTGCCCCGATAGCGTCCCTCGCCATCATAAGCTGGTCGGCGATCTCCAACAGCTCCGGCGCCTTTTCGTTTAGGTTCATGGCTACTCCCTACATCTCCACGCCGTAGCACTCGCGGAGGTTGGCGTTCACCTGCGCGATGCCGCCGTCCTTCTCGATGTCTGCCCAGGTGTAGTCGAACTCGTCGATGGTCTTGAAAACGATGTCAGCGAAGCCGTCATCGCCGATCTCGTCGTACATGGCCTTGATGGTGTAGTGGTTCTTGGCGTTGAGTCCGTCCACATCGACTTCGACGATGTTCTTGATGAGCTTCAGCGTTTTCATTTCCGTTCCTTTCCTTCGGTGTGAACCTATTGTATCATAATGTTTCACAGTTGGCAACTACTTTTCTAAAAATAATTCCCCGGCGCAGGGGAACGCCGGGGACACCGTAAGGAAAGGCACTGAGGAGGGAACTGCCTCTCGGCTTGGATTATAACCCATCGCGAGTCAAACGTAAAGCTTCGTCCTCTCGTCGCGTCGCGTGAGTCCCGCTTTGCGGCTCATAGAACGGTAATAGTCCGTGTAGCCGTCTGCCCTGCTGCTCGCCGACATGGCCTCGACCTTGCGGCCCTCCTTTTCCAAAAGGTACGACTCGGCCCTGCTGCGCCTGATCTCGCGCTCTATGCCCCGCTGGTACTGGGTCGCGTCGTAACGGCTCATCTCCATTGGCTTCCCCTCTACCCCCTTGAAGCGCACCGTCTCGTTGCTCTGCGCGTTCATGGCGGCGATCTCCTCGGGCGAGTACGACGGCTTTCCGACGCTCAGGATGACGGGCGACACGGTGTGACGGCAGTTGGCCCCGGTCACCAGCGGTCGGCCAAGCGCCCCTTCGATCTCGCGCCAACGCTCAAGGCTGTACCGCTGGCCCTGGTACGGCTGATGGTCTGGGGCGCACTGGTAGTGGGCGCTCACCTCCACGCCGTCGTAGCCGAACGCCTTGGCGTGCTCGAACCTCTGGGCGGTCATGACGGTTCGGTAGCCGTCCATGATGTTGGCGCGCACCGATGCGTAAAGCTCGCGCGTGTATCCCGACTCGTAGCGGACTCTCAGGCCGTGTCTGGCAAGCTCTGCGGCCGTCCTGGCTATCTCCGTCTGGTATGCGGCCTCTCCAGCCCTCATGGCCGCCACGGCGCGGCTCACGGCCTCTCGATAGCCCTCTCGCAGCGGAACCACGTTGCCGTGCCTGTCCATGATCCCCATGACGGAGGTGCGGCACAGAGAGTCGGAGCGCTTGGAGAGGTCTTTGCGGCCCTCCACGATCACGGCCGATGCCTCTGCGCTCTCCGATGCACCGCTGGCCCTGTAGTAGGCGCTGGCCCACTCGTAGTTGGCTTTGTCCATCGCATCGAGCGCCTTTGCGATTGCCTGGTCGATCAGCTGCCGCCCTCGCCTCACGGCGGCCTCGATGGCGATGAAGTCCGACAGCTCCCAGGCCTCCACGTCGTATGACGCGGCCTTGCCGATCTTCCCCAGGCGCTCGGCGATGACGGCGAGAACGCCCATCTGCGCGGCGACAGCGGCCTTGTCGATGAGGTTCTCGGCCTCCTCGTCAACATCGGCCATTATTCGGCCTCCATCACTTCAAGCTCGGCGCTCGCGCCCTTCGCCGCCTTGATCTCCTCCACCCTGCGGCGGGCCTCCTCGGGGCTTTCGTCGGTCACGAACATTCGGTAGTCCACGGCGTCCATGGCCCCCACGTTGATGCCGGCTATGATGGCGTTCTGGCGGTCGCTGAACGTCTCCACGTACTCGTTAGACCAATCGAACGTGACCTCGTAGCTGCCGATGGGGTTGATGCCGTAGTAGTTCGCCAGCACGTCCCAGGCGTAGACCAGATCGAGGATGCACTGCTCGGCGCATCCTCGGGCCGTGTCGACGAACCCCATGGTCTTCTGCTGGCTCTTGCGAACGTTGTCGACGTTCTGGTAGTTCGTATCGTTCGGGGTGCTGATGATGCCGCTCGACACGCCCACGGCGCGCTCGACGAGCTTCTCCTGCTTATCGATTGCCTCAAGGTAAGCCAGATAGCGGATGTCGGGTGCCCACTCCTCGATCTTCGGCTCGCCGCCCGAGTCGGCCAGGGCCATGAACAGCCTGTCCTTCCCCTTCGGCAGCTTGATGACCTGGTTCCCGTTCTCCCAGTCCTTCACGAAAAGTCGCTTCGAGGCCATGATGGCCTTCTCGCTCATGTCGAACTCGTTGTGCATCTGATCGAGCAGGTGCCGAATCTCGCGTATCGGCTCGGAGGCGCCGAAGCAGATCGGAGCGCCCTTTACCGCGTTCAGGTCGTTCGGGTCGATCACGTGCGACCTCATGCGGCCCACGAGCAGCTTTTCCACGTTGGGGATGTACCATTCATCGTCGTACCGCTCAGCCCAATTCGGGAACTGCGATAGCGGCAGGATCGAGCCGTTGCGGCTTACCATCATTCGGTATCGGTTCGCCATGGCCTCCCCCGACTCGGTGCGGTACGGCACAAGCTCCACGGCCTGCATGAGCGTGTACACCTCGCCCGGGTGCTTCTCCCACCGATCAACCACGTAGGCGCAAGCGGTCATCTCGTCGCCGTATGTGCCGAGCACCTCGAACTCGTCGGCGCTCACAACGAGGTTCTGGACGTTGCGACCGTTCCAGGACGGAACCACGATGCAGTCCCCCGTCAGGAACGCGGCCGCCACGGTCGGGCGCAGCTTGTCGCGAACCACCCTGTCCGTGATGGAGTCAAGCCACCTCGCGCGCTCGCCATCCCCGCTGATGGGAACCGCGCTGAACATGGTCACGAGGTCGGCCAGCGACTCGCACACCTCGGCCTCGATGCTGTAGCTTCCGCCCTTGTCCAGGTAGTCGCGGAAGCCCTGGCGGTGCTCCCGCCCCTGGATTGTGGCGCCCAGCTTGTCGGCCAGGCGCGTTAGAACGTTGTCGATGATGCCCATCAGCCGCCTTTCGCTCGCCTTTGTGGCGATTATAGCAGCTTACGGCCTACTGGCCCAGCAGCTCCATACAGGCGGCCTCGTGCCGCTCCACCTGCTCCCACGTCCAGCCCCATCCGTGCACGAGATCGTGCTGAAACTCGGCCAGCGCGTTCCGAATCTCGTTCCTGCTCGCCCCGAAGCGGCTCGGCTTCCCAGGCTCCCAGCCCGCCAGCTCCTCGATGCCGCGAACGACGAGGTTCACGGCGCGCATCTCGTCGGTGCTGGTGTAATCCTCCACGTCGCACACCTCGCGCATCTCCCACGGGGTGCCGGGTTTCGGCTCCATGACCTTGCCGGCTATGACGGCGTACCCGTCGAGCTTGGCCGCTCTGGCCTTGCGGTTGAAAACGATCATCTTGTCGCGCAGTTCCTGGTTCATGATGGCTCCTTTCCTAGGCGGCGTACAGCTCGGCGTAGATGCGGTCTGACTCTTCCTCGCTCACGCGCTCGTCGATGATCTCGAAGCCGATCTCGCGGAAAATCTCGCCCTCGGGCTTGTCCCAGGTCTGGCGCATGGCCTCGATGATTCCGTTGGTGTCCATGCTGTTCATGATCTTCTTGAAGTTGTCGCGCATCTTCGTTCCTTTCCCTTCGGTGTGATACTATTGTATACCATGTTATATCAATGGTCAACACTTTTTTTCGGGAAAGTTAATATCCCATCAGCTCGAAGCGCAGAACGGTCTGGGCCGCGTACCTCATGGCGTCCATGGCGTGGTCGTACTCTTTGATCGGCCTGTCATCGGCCGCTTTCTCGTCCCACCTGTACATGCCCATCTCCTCGATGAGGCCCTTGCACCGCTCGCTGATCTTGATCTCGCCCTTGCGCAGCATAACGCCCGTGGTGCCGATGCCGTCCAGAACGTTGTTGTCCGCGTCGATCACGCTGAACCCGTCGATTCTGTGGCGGTAGATCGTCTCCTTCATGCTCCCCGCGCTAGGGTCTATGACGATCTCGAACATGGGGAAGTCGTCTACCAAGCTTCGCAGGTTGGCGTAATGCTCCTCGTCGGTGAGGCGCTGGCCCCTATCCCTGCTGTCCCAGTAGTACTCGTCCACCACGTAGGCTCTGCGCGGCGTGACCCTCCATAGCAGGGCAGCGAATGGGTTGACGGTGCCGTAGTCAACCGACACGAACCAATGCCCGCGACCGTCTCCCACGGCCTCCTCGTAGGTGCACGTGAAGTCGCTCTCCCTGTCGAACGGGTACACCAGGCCCTCGGTCTGCTTCCAGAGGCCCAGGATATAGCGGTCGAAAGACACGGTGCCCTTGTACCCCGCTTCGAGATCGCGGATGTACTCGGGCGGCAAAAAGGGGTTGTCGTACAGCGTGTAAGTCTGGCAGTACAGGTCAACGTCAGGGTTGTCGATGAACTTCTTCACGAAGTGCTTCGGCCCCTCGGGGTTGCACGACGCGTCGCAGCGGGAGTAGGGCAGCGAGAGGCGCGAGCGCACGAGCTGGAACACGTCCGGGTGCACATCGCACAGCTCGTCGGAATAGGCGTACTTGATCTCGGAGCCTCGAATCTTCTTAAGCGCGCCGATGTTCTCCAAGCCCATGCAGTACGCCGTATCGCCGAACAGCTTGACCGTGGATCGGCTGTTTATCTCGCCCACGGCGGCAGGCCCCCACAGGTTGCGCATCGGCTCCAAGACGTTGCGCTCGATGTTCTCGCGGGTTGCTCCGAAGAGCATGTTCAGGCCCTTCAGGCCGCGCCGTTTCATGATGTTGTCAGGTATGAGGTACTGGACGGCCAGGTGAGACTTCCCAGAGCGCACGGCCCCGCACGCGATGTTCCAGCGGGCATCGGCCTCGCGGATGTACTGGGCCTGTTTAGGCGTTAGCTGAATCTCCACCGTATGCCGCTTCCCTGATCTTCACCACAACGCCCTCGAAGCCCTTTATGAGCTGGTCGGTGCTCTCGCGCATGGCCTCGCGCTGCAACTGCACCTCGGGGCGGGCGAACTCTTCCGGGTACTTTCGTTCGAGCCACCAGGCCGCAGCCTGCCACGTCTTAGGCTCCATGGCTGCTTTCTGAATGGCGGTGAGCATAGCGGCCTTAGCGTCGGCCTCGGCCTTTTTCAATGCTTGCGATAGTTGTCTTTGGTTCTCGGTCTTTGGGCTGTTCCTCCAATGGCAGAATGTTGAGGGAGTCACGCCGATATAGGCCGCGATGTCCTTATCGTTCAGGCCGCGCTTCTTCATCTTCACGCAAACGGGGATGTCCTCTTTATGCAGCTTCTCCTTTGCCATGGGCACATTCTAACACGCTCTAACGCTGTCTAACGATGTTTTCGATGCCATACGCACGTTAGCGCACAACAACGCCTTAGAACAGCTTAGGTGTCGCGCAGGGGCGTATCTTCTCCTCGAACGCCCGCACAAACTCCTTTTTTATCTCGAAGCCGTATGACTCGCGCCCCAGGTTCTCGGCGGCCAGGAGGGTGGTACCGCTCCCCGCCACGGGGTCGATGACCACATCGCCGGGGTCGGTGAACACCTCGATGAGCCGTTCCAGCAGCGGCACTGGCTTCTGGGTCGGGTGCACCTTCGGGGTCTTGAAGTCCTTCTGCCAGTCGAAGCAGTTCATGACCATGTGGCGCTTGCCGTCCGGGCCTGTGTTGCGGAACTTAGGCAGCTTGTCGCGGTAGAGCACAAGGCCGTACTCGCAGCATCCAACCACGCGCATGTTGGCCTTTAGCACCTGAGCGGAGAAGTTCTTTCGGAACACAAGCAGGATGTAATTCGGGAAGCCGTACTGCGCGGCCTTCTCGATCACATAGCCCAGCTGCTCGAATGCGCAGAACACGACCATGCACCCCGGCTCGTTGCGCTTCTCCTTCAGCTCTCTCGCCTTGCCCTTCGGCTCCTTCTTAAGCAGCCGGTTGGCGAAATGAAAGAACTCCATGATGCGGAAGTCGTGGTCTGTGTCGAAGAACTCGCTGTTCGCCTTCTCGCTCTCCCCGTTCGCGCGGTCGCCTCCGACGTACCAGCTCGGGTTGCTGCCGTAGGCGTTCCTACCGATGTTGTAGGGTATGTCGGCGATGACGAGCTGCGCCCTTGGGATCTGGTAGCGCTTGAAGTTCTGGAAGTGGTCGTTGATCATCTCCATTACGCCACCAGCTCCCGGCGGTCGGTGTACGTCAGGCGCTCGCTGCCGTACTTCGCGCGGATGTCGCCCATCGTGGAGCGGCCACGGCTCCAACGGGCGCCGTCCTCCCTGTGGTGCCAGTGCCACATCCCCTTGCTGCGGCTCCAACGGCACCCGATGGCCTTCAGCTCGTCCTTGTGGGGCATGGTGTCGCCGCCGATCCACAGCCACGAGCCGCACAGCTCGATGTCAAGGCCCTCGATGACGATCAGCTTGGAGACGATCTCGCGGAACTCCTCGGGCGTCTCGGTGGTGGCCTTGGCCTCGTAGTTCTCCGCTGCGTCGTTCTGTCGGCGCTTCAGCACCTCGAACACGCGGTCGTGCTCAGCGTTGATCTCCTGCATGGTTCTCACATCGCCGCCCATGTCTGGGTGGTGCTCCATCACGAGCGACTTGTAAGTCGATTTCAACTCGTTCAGGTCGCGGCAGTTATCGAAGTACATATCGTTTCCTTTCCTTAGGTGTGAACTCATTGTATCATAATGTTTCACTGTTGGCAACGCTAAAATTAAAATAATTCCCCCGATTTGGGGGAATTAGAACTACACGCCTTTTATCGGGCTTTTCATGATCGGGTTGAAGTCGAATCCACGTTTGCTCGACCTGTCCATTTTTATAATGTCGCTCCCCCATTTCCTCTGCAACAGCTCGAACTGTCTTTTCTCTGCATCGACGTTTCTGTAAGTACCACAACCGCCAGTCTGCTCCGCTTGCTTGCAGATGTAGTAATAGGCGTTGAACCTCAGAACCCCTCCCCATTCGTGTAAATGTTGAAGCGTCATGTCATAGTCCTCTTTCAACGGTAAGCGCTCGTCATACCTGATTCGGTTGTTGAGGTGAGCTTGGAAAGGCCCACCGATGTACTTCGTCGTGTTGAATGGGCGCTGCTGAAAATAGGCTTTCGGGTCTAGAACGCAGTTCACTCCCCAAAACCTGTAGCCCCATTCCATGCAAAGCATCGAACCGTGCTCAGCGAACCATTCCAGCTCGTCCATGTCGAGGATATGTCGCTCATACCCGAAGTCCCCCACCTGCTCATGTCGGCAGATCATGTCCATGTCGTCGTCGATGATGATGACCGCATCAGTGCCGCTCTCGAACTCGGTGTCAAGGATATAATTCCTAACTCGGCACAAGTTCCCCTGTACTTCGTCGGGAACGGCAACTATGTCGCTTCCTTCTGGGTTCGCGGAGATGTAATCGTCAAGCTCGCTATCTGCTACGTAAACCCTCGTTCTCGGATACCTGCGCAGAGTCTTCACGACGGGGCGCTTATAGGAAGGACAGCATATCGTTGTTTTCATCACAAGCTCCCGTAACCATGTCCATTGCCTTCTTGCCGTCGATGACGCGGCCTATAGCCTTAACTGTCATCTTCTCCGTCATCACTCCATCCTTTCGGGTCGAAAGTCTCTTTTCCTCTCGCAGCCCGAAAACCTGCTGCGCCTGAATCCAGTCGATGTCCGTGTCGAATTTCAAAACGATGTAGTTGTTCTCAGCTCCGAGGACGGTTGCGAACGGCACGGCCCCTTCCTGGCCCTGATCGGCTTCATCCTCGTTGTCCAGGTAGAAACCGAACTGCGTCATGTCGCAGTCCAGCCAGTCTATGGCCTCAAGCTCCGCGTTCAGCTTGTCGAAGTCCCAATCGGCCAGCTCGCCCGTCTTGTTGTCGGCCAAGCGGTACGCCTGAACCTGGTTCTCGGTCAGCCCCTCTGCCACTGTCACGGGCACCTCGGAGAGGCCAAGCATCTGCGCCGCCCTGTAACGAGTGTGGCCGCAGATGATAACGCCTTTTTCATCTACTACGATGCTCTGCTGCCAGCCGAACTCGCGGATGGAGTTCGCCACCTTCTCAACCGCATCGTCATTCTTCCTGGGGTTGTTTTCGTAGGGCTTGACCCGTTCTATGGGCCAGTTCTCAACTCTCACAGCTCCATCCAATCCTTTCCGTAAGTCCCGTTGTTTCCAGTTATCTTCAAACGCTCCACCATGGCCGAGTTGTCCTGCGGCAGACGGGCCTCCCAATTGTCGCATGAATCGAACGCACCGACGTGCTTCCCGTCCAGATCGCACACGGCGTGCTTGTTCCCTGGCGTGTAGCTACAGTGCAGGCATTCGGAGCATATCCTCGTAGGACGCGGCGAGCTGATCGGGTTCGTCGCCTCGCACAGGCCCACCTCGCGCCCCTCGTAGAACTGCCGACCGATGGCGTCAACCATAGCCGACTGCACCCTGTCACGGATGTGCTGCCGCACGTAATCGTTCCATATCTCCTGCAAAACGTCCATGCCAATCCCGTAGGGTATAATGTGCTCGATCATACCGCAACCGCATCGAAATCGGACGGCGCAATTGAGCGGCTTGTCTCTGACAACGTGCACCATGGGGCCTGTGCCGCATTCGGGGCACTCGTCGAACTCCGCGATCATGTTACACCGCCTTTCAGCTAAACTCGATCACTCGATGCGCTCCGGGTTCTTCCTTGTTGAGCGCATCAGCGAATAAAGAGGCGTCCTGTTCGTCCAAGAACCATGCGATTACCTCGTCGTAGTCACGTTCTCCGTCTCCGTGCATATCGACCATTCGTTCCACAGCGTACATATTCTCGGCCCCAGTGGCTTTTGATGTGTTGTCGCTTGCCCAATCGACGGTATACATCCCCCTGTCGTTATCATCGTTGTAATAGTCTGCCAGAGCGAAAACTAAATCATACTTCCCCCCGTTGTGGCCGTAGTCTTCGAAGTCCCCGAACTCCACAACATCGGTTCTGCCGTTTCGCCCAACGAAAACGATCGCACCGCAAAGGCAATCAACCTCTACAGTCTCGGCGTTACTCGAATCGAAAACGATTGCCTTGCTCGGATGATCTTCCGTCGTGCATGAGTTTTCGTTGTTGGCCCAGAAAACATCAGCGTTGTACTCGATCTCTTTCATAGTTCCTCCTTACAGATAATTGCAGCCAAAAATCGCCATGAACTCCTCGCGCGTGCCGCCGTTCTCCTCGAATGCCCGCTGCGCGGCGATCTTCAACGCCTCTTCAAGCTTCTCGTATGGCGGGTTGTGGTCGTGCAGCTTCATGTGCACGTCGTGGCGCAGCCACACCCATAGCCCGTAATCGTCGGCTTTCTTTCTCCGCGACCCTTTCAGGCAGTGGTGTCGGTCAAGGCCGACCGTCGCCCCCGTGGCGTAGCAGATGCGCTCGCTCTGCATGATGCTCTCGCTCATCGTCCCATTCCCTCCATGATCGCCTCTAACCGCTTCGCGAAGCCCCTAACGTCATCCTCGATGCAGCTCACGCCCCCGTCGGCATACGCCTCCATGTCCTCGCGCAGCTTTCCCAGGCTGTCGGCATGAGGAACCAGCTGCGAGTAAGTCCCCTCGATGCAGTTGCCGTCCGCGAAGTGCATGACGTAGTTGCCCCAGCCGCCGTCGCTCACCTCAACGTCGATGGCCTCGACGGTGCCGTAGTACGTCTCGCTTCCCTCGCCGACTGGCTCACCGTTCTCGAATCGCGGCACGGGGACGTAGCATCGCTTTATCTCGTCGGCGAACGCCGCGAGCATATTGTCGTTTCCGGCAACGTCGAACTCCCTCCATGCCTCGTTGAAGCTAAACGGACGCGCGTTCGCCCATTCGCGCAGTTTCTCGTGCAAAAGTCTCTCGCTCATTGCTCATCCTTTCCGTAGTAAAATCTCAAAGCGTTCTTCTCGATCACCTTTTCGCGCAGTCTGCCCACTTCTTCCTCGCTGAACTCCATCCTCAGCGCCGTCTCGGCCGCGTGGATGACGTCCATCAGCTCCATGCCGTAGGCGGTGCGGTCGGCCTCTATCGGCTCCTCGCGCCGCTTCCCCGTGTCGTAGTCCCACAGGCAGTCGCGCAGGGCTCTGTACGCCTCTACGGTCTCGCTGCGCACCTTGTTAATCTGGTCTTCGCTGTCCCAATCGCCCAGCAAAACCATCGCCGGGAACCTGTAGAACCCGCTCATTCCAACTCCAAACTCGTCTGGCCGTCGCACCCGTCGGACCTCTGCGGCGGCTCCTCCCACACCTCGAAGCTGTCGGCGGCCATCACGTGGCCCTCCCAGCTCGGGCAGTTCCTCACGCGGGGAAGCTGGTTGTCGGTGACGCGCACCTTGAGCGCACCGCACCAGTTGACGTCCCCGCACGTCATGTTCGCGCACCATCGGCACGATCTCGGCGGGCCGCTCATTCCGATGCCTCGCTTTCCAGCCATTCGAGCGTTCGCTCCTCGCTGGCGCACATCCCGTAGAGCGGGCAGTTGTCGCACGATCTGAAAATGTCGCAGAAATCCAGGCACTCGTCGTCCATGTTGACGGCATCGGCCACCTTCTCGGCGATAGCGAACAGCGTCCGCGCCGCCCGCTCGGGGTCGCCGAACAGCCTCTGGTAGTTAGTCTGCATCGCTCGCCTCGCTCTCAAGCCATTCCAGCCACTTCTCGACGCTGTCGTCGCACTTCTCCCCGTCATGCATCGGGCACTGCTCGCACGGCTCGCCGCAGGGTATCTCGCCTGTAAGCGTACCCCAGCAGATGCCCGCGTTGCTCAGCGTCTCCGCGACTCTCAAAGGGTCGCCGAAATGCTTTTGGTAGTTCGTGGTCATTCGACCTCCAATCCCTCAAGCAGCTTCCCGGCATCGACCGCGAAGAGGTCTGACAGCGCCACTATGGTCGCGGCCTCGATGCCGCTGAACAGGCTCACGTAGCGCATCGCCCGCACCTCCTGATCTCGCTCAAGCTCATCCAGCACACGATCCCCAGGGGCACCAGCACCGCCGCCAGGGCGGCGCGGGCTAGCACGGGGCCTCCCTTGGCTCGAAGTCGTCTGGCCTGTGGCAACGGTGGCGCGGGCCGTAGCCCTTGTAGTCGCGGGTGAACAGCCGCGCCCCCTCGATGCTCCGCTTCCACGCCATGACCTCGGGGCGGCAAGCTTTCACGGAACCTCCCCTGCTGCCGTACTTGCTCGTGCGGCAGTGGTTGGCGCAATTGCCGCATACCTTCTCGATCTCGGTCATTCAGTCACCACCTTCGCGCCGCAGTTCGGGCAGCACCGGAACGGAGGCTCGCCCTCGTATCCTTCGGCCTGGTACGAGTCCCACCAATGGTCCACGCAGTCGGGCAGAGGCTCGCCGCAGGCGGTGCAGACGTACTGGCCGTCGTCCACGTACCCGCCTTCCTCGGGTTCGTAGCTCAGATCGCTGCGCCACACGATGCGGCACGTGCGCTCGGCGCTGGCGCTCTGAACCCCGAGCACGAGCGCGTGTCCGAATGCCTCGCATATGCCGGACAGGCCGCCGTAGGTCAGGGGATCGAAGTCCGAGCAGGCCTCCCGGTCGCCCTCCACGATGCCTACGGCGTCGCTTGCCCTCATGCAGATGTATCTGTCGGGCGTCCAGTGCTTCACGGAGTGCCTGCATCTTCCGCACGTTTCATCGCTCATCGCGCACCACCCCCCGGTACGGGCAACGCTCTCCGACGAACGTATCATCATACGGCTCGCCGCCGAACTTGCAGCACGGAGGCTCCCCCATCTGCTCGTACAAACCGGGGCCTCTTGCTTCGAGCCACGTGTTCTCAGGCTCGTAGAACTTGCACTCATCGGAGCACCTTTTATCGCTCATTGCACGATCTCCTCATTGTTTACCAGCAGGACGCGGGCCTTTGACGAATCGAAGATCAACCCCGCCTCGTAGATCGGCCATCCCTCGTTCGGGTCATCGCCCGGCATGATGAAGCAGACCTCCGCATCCGGCTTTATCTCGGCGAGGTCGGACAGCTTGGCGATGAGCGCCTTCACTGTGAGACTGCCGTTTTTCTTATTCGCCATTCTCATCATCTCCCATCTAACCACTCGTCCACGGTCTTCACCTCGATGCCGCACGCCTCGGCCACGGCCTTCTCAAGTCTCGCGCCCTCCGACTGCTCCCAGCCGGGGAGAAGGGCAAGGCCGTCGAATGCCGGAACGGGGTACCTGGTGCCGCGTTTCTGGGTGCGCTCGGTAAGCTCGTTGACGCACAGCAGCATGGCCGTCTCGTTGGTATCGTCCGGCTCAACGATCTCGTGCGGGATAAAAGGCTCGTACCCAGCATCCATGAGGCGGTTCTGCGCCCAAGAAAATGCGAGTCGGTTGTCGTCCTTGATGCCCGTCACGGGGCCGGAGATGTAGAGTTTAGTCATGGTCGGCTTCCTCCCACTCAAGCGGCTCAAGCCCCTCGATCTTCTTGCAAACAGGCTCCTTCAAGCAGTTGACCTCTTGCCTGTGGCTCGGCCCGAACTCCATCGGAAGGTCTTTGTCGAAGTACGTGATCGAGCATTCCGCGAGATCGCGGAAGCAGCAGTCGAGGCATGGGCCGTATATCTTCAGACGGCTCATCGCTCGCCACCTCTCAGGTCGCGCCCGCACATGGGGCAGTGGTTTACATGCATCTTCATTCCGCCGAACCTGTCCTTGATAACGAGAACAGGATCGCCGAGCATGGTGCGGTCAATGAATACGTCCAAGGTTCCATCTTGGAAGAGAGGTAACGTCAGATCTCCTCTCCCCGGATCGCAGTACTCGCACATGGCTACTCGCCTCCCAGCTTCTTGATCTCTGACTCGGCGGCGCGGCTGATGGCCTCCCAGCACTCGGGGCACACCTCTATGCTCTCGTTGACGCTGAGTCTCTTTTCCATCCAGTAGTCGTCTACGCGCTTCGAGAACGCCGACAGATGCACGAAGCAGTCATCTTTGTTGTTGAGCCGCGATCCGCACACGTCGCATCGGAACATCTTCATTCCGCGTCTCCCTTCGAATCGCGGTCTCGAACAAGCTCTACGACCTCCGCATCGCATTCCCAGTCGTAGCCCCGGTCGTCCTCGATGGTGACGACGCAATCCTGGAACACGTCGGAGAAAATCAGGATGACGTTGACCACCGTGCCCTCGTGCTGGTAGTCGCGACCGTTGTGGTCGAACGTGGTTCCTATCGCCCTGTCGCCTCTCCTCACTGGCTCGCCCGTGTTCTCGTAAGTGGGCCAGAATCGAGACAACGGGGTGTCCAAGCGGTCGTTGATGTCGCTTGCGAGCACCATCACGCATCGCCTCCCGTCCGCTTGTCGTACTCCCTCTGGCGGCGCAGCAGGTCGGCGATCATGGCCCTGGTAGCCGTCTCGCGGTCGGGATCGTCGCCGAGGTCGATGCCGTAAGCGGCGCAATACTCGGCGGGCGGCATGGTCGCGTCATCGTCGATCCTCTCCTGTGTCTCGGGAGGGGTGTGGGTGAGGTTGCAGCAGTCTATGCACGGAGAAAATCTTTCGTCATCCCATTCGACATATGCGGTCGAGTCGTCGTTCAGAGAATTCACGATGCCCTTGCTGCCGCTGAGTATCCCCCACACCGTATCGCCCGACACGATGGGCTTCCCGTCGGCCCCCAGCACGGGGCGCTCATGAGTGAGGTTTGACGGAAGCTCAAGCTCGCCGCAACAATCGACGTACTCGCGCGTCTCCGGCGTTGAGCCGTGCGGCAGAAGCACCTCAAGGCGCTCTCCGTCGCTCAGCCTGTACACCGTCTCGCCAGCCTTGATTGGCAGCCCGTCGGCTCCCAACGCCTCGGGCACGCGTCGCTTCACGCGCTCGCCGCTCTCAACCCGCATCTCCTCCCCCGCGCTCCCGCACAGAACGGCGTGCCGACCGCAGAAACTGACGGAGTAGAGCCACTGCTCCATGTTGCCGTAATGCTCGCCGAACCGCACCGGCTCCCCGCAGTCGTCGATGGGCTTTGCGAACGCGCAGCGGTCGAGCCATGCGCCGAAATCCTCGCCTTCGCGGAAGTCGGGCCATCCGTTGGCCTTGGCCCACGATTTCGCGGCGCGTTCCAGCCCGCTTCTGCGTGCCTGGGCTAGCTCGGCGTCGATCTTGTCGGCGACGATGGAGAATATCTCGTTGTCGCTTGGCCATTCCCCGGTCACGGCCTCCGCGAGCGCCTTTATCTTCCCCGTCGGGTATGTCCAGATGCTTTCGTCTATGCCGTTGTACGGCTCGCCGTTCGCAGCCCACCGCAGCTGCTCCGATGCGGTAAAGTCCTTGGGGTCTTTATCGGTCATGGTGCTCCTCCTTCGCCCATTCGCGCTCTTCCATCGCGCGGCGGCTGGCGAACTCCTCGTAGGTCTCTCGCGGCTCCTCGCGCCTCTCTATCGGAGGCTCCCAGTAGGGTTCCCGGTCTTTATCGGTCATAGTCGTTTCCTTCCTCCCGCATGGCATCCCATGCGGGGTCGTCGTCCATCTCGGGCGGCTCCCCGTCGAAGTCGCCGCAGTCGTCCGAATCGTCGGGGAGCGTGAACTCGTCTGCGTAGAAGCACCATCCCCAGCCGCATCCTCCCGGGCACTCGGCCCAGTTGCGGCATCGGTCGCACCATCGGCGCGGAACGGGCTGCTCTGGCGGCTCCAATGGGCCGTCGGGCACGTCCCAGGCCCTCATAGGACGATCACCAGATGTCCTCCGCGCGGCAGTTCAGCGCACGACAGACCTTCTTCAACGTGCTCTCCCGAATATCCGTGCCCTTCCTCATGATCTTCGTCACGCCCGAAGGGGAAACCCCCATCGAGCGGGCCAGGTCGGCCTGGCTCATTTCGCGCTCGAACATGATTCGTCGCATCTTCTCCCGGTTCGGCATCCGGTTCTCCTTTCTGTATCGCCGCCTCGCAGATTTCGAGAATCGAGTCGAACACGCGCGAGTAGTGGATGTACGACACGTCGTACCGCTCGCACAGCTCGTCAAGCTCTGCAACTGCGCTGATGGCGGCTTCGTGAACTTGCTCGAAGCAATCCATGCTTCCTCCTTTCCTATCGGTGTTTCCTCATTGTACCACATCGTTATACCACGGTCAACACTTTTCGGGAAAAATAAAATCACCCTACGCGGATGGGGAGGCACCGCTCCATGATGCGCATGGCGGCGCGGGAATCGGGGCAAGTCGCCATCTGCTCGGGCGTGAGGTTGGTCGTGACCACCATGGGGCCGTTGGCGCTGATGCGGTCGTCGATCAGAGAGAAAACCACCTCGCGCCCGTAGCTCGTGTCCCTCGACGCCCCGAAGTCATCCACCACAAGAAGGTCGCACTTCGCGACCCTGTGGCGCATCGCCTCCCGCCCCACGCGGTCTGCGCTCTCGTACCGCGAGACGAACCCGGCGGCGGTGTCCATAACGACTCTCATACCCTGGTCGTGCAGCTCGCGCGCCACGGCCTCGGCTGCGAACGTCTTTCCCGCGCGCGTGTCGCCCCAGAGGAGCAGCCCGTTCTTCCTCTCGACTCTCGACTTCTCGAAATCGACTGTGTACGCGGCGCATGAACTCATGACCTCGGCGTTCTTCGAGCTGGCGGCGAAGCTGCCGACCAGCACTCGGTTGCCGAAAGCTCTCTCGTGCCTCATGGCCTCCATCTGCTCAGACCGTCGGCGCTGCTCCTCTGCCTCCCGCGCGTCCTGCGCCCTGAGCTGGCAGTCGCACGCAGCCGGAACCTCGCGCGACTCCATGCCAACGAACACGCCTCGCTTGACCTTCGGCCACTCTATCGTCATCTTGACGGCCTTCCCGCACTTCGGACAGCGCTCTTTGGCCTCGGCGGTAAACGGCGTGATTCGCTGCATCTAGATCATCCCCAATCGCTTGCGCATGGCCTCGTTCTCGCGCTCCCACTCTGCCAGTATGCTCTCCGAGACGTGCATCTTCGGCTGTTCCGGCTTCTTGTCCTCCCTCAGCCACCAGTTAGACATGGCTGCTTTCCAACTCTTCATCTTCGTTCTACCGACCATCCAGCCGTTCGACTCGTAGTAGGCGATGAAGCGGTCAACGGGAAATCCGTTGTAGCCTTTTTCCCTGGCGTATGCCTCCACCTCGTCGTGCGTGGGCGGCGCGAAGCGCCCTCTCTCACATGATCTGGTTGAAGAATCACTGGTACTAGAATCTTTGTAGGGCGTTTGATCGCCCAATGGGTAGGTCGTTTGACCGACCAACCATAGGTCGGTTGACTGCCCTAGGTCGGTCGTTTGATCGACCGTCCTAACGAGACTGGCGTACCTCTCGCCGAAGCGGTAGAAAGACCAGTTTCCGCCCTGTTTGACCTGTCGGTATTCGAGAAGCCCGAAATGAACGAGCTTCTTCATGCGAGCGTTGACCGACTTCACGTTCATGTCCAGTATCGGAAGCTGCTCCAATACGTAGGCGTGCTTTACCCATCCGTACTCCTTGCCGTCGATGACGGCTTTTTCCATCTCTGGGTAGAACTCCGCGAACCATCGCAGAATCATTAGATCGGTCGCGTCTATGCGAATCGTCTTAGTTGCCGGCTCGCCGTTCTTCGTCGTTGGAACCTGGTCAACGAGTTTGACCGCTTCCGACTGCTGGTATCCACATATCGTGTACTGCATAGGCACTCCAAACGAAAAGCCCCAGGTGATAGCGGGCACCTGGGGCTTCGTATCTTCATCCCCGCGAGGGGGTTGAAAGCTATGTAACCGCGAAAGCCGCTATTCAATCGCTCCGAGAATTATAACACAAAGCTACTCGATCTTCAGCGAGATTCGCTCGGAAAGCTCGCATCCTGGGATGTTCTCGCCCTTCTTCAACGCTGCGGCCACCGCTTTCTTGTCCACCGACTCCGTGACCTTCTCGCTGATGTACTCGCGCGGCACCTTTGACTCGTCAACCACGTTGACGCACTTCGATGCGCGGCTGCTCACGCATACACGGGGTGTGTCGATCCTTCGAGCGCCGGACTGCTCCATGCACCGCTGCACGTACTCGCGCAGGCGCGCCGCCTCCTTCTCCTTACGCTCGCGGCGCGCTTTCAGGCGCTTCTCCTCAGCCTTGATGGCCTCTGCCTCGGCCTCCGTCTCCTTGACCACGATGCAGCACGCCTCGATCTTCGCATCGAGTGCCGCTTCCAGCTCGTCGAGGTTGGACGAGTCGAAAATCACCTCGCCCGTCTCCTCGTCGAACACCAGCCCCCCGTTAATGACCATGTCCATCATCTGCGCCAGCTCGTAAAGTTTCACAGCTCCTCCAATTCGCTCTCGTCGTAGGCCCCGAGGAAAACTCCTTCCAGCGTTTCCAGAATGGGCCACCCGTCCTCGTCGTACCCGGTCACAACGGCAGTCTCGCCGTCGTAGTCGTAAACCCGAACGATGCTTCCCAACTCGATCATGGCTCCTCCTAACAGCTCGCAATCAGCAGCATCGAGGCCATCCAGGCCACCATAGCTGCAACGATCTCGCCCGTCGCGCACGCCGCCAAGATCGTGCCGACCGTGTACACCGTCGCCGCAACTGCCCTCATTCGTCAACCTCCATGATCGTGACCGTGACGTGCTCGGTGAGCCTGGTTCGCGGCATCTTTCGAACATGGGCATCGACCACCTGGCAATCGTCCACATAGGCGATTCCGTTAAGCGCGTCCTCTACGCTCTTGAGCACATTGGACGCATCGGGCTTGTGAACATCGGCCTCGCGCTCGATGCGCTTCGGCGTGGCTTTCGGAAGCTCTCGGCTCGTGGTCACGTACATCGCAACTGGGCGGTCGCCGAACCACGGGCCATTTCCGTTGATATATGCGGCCTTGATCGAGTCCTCCCATTCGCGATCCTCGCGCGCCTTATAAACCCGTTTGCGCCTGAAGTCGGTGCGCGGTCGGCCCTGGCCGCGCACCCTCCCGTACACCTCGAACGTGAACTCCATCACAGAACCGCCTCGGTGAACCCGTCGAATCGCGACTTCGCCAGCTTGAACGACAGACCTGGGTCGCGCTCCATCGCGATTCGCGCGAGGGCGGCGGCATGACCGTTCCTGACGCTCACATGGCGCACGACACGGAGCATCTGCACCATGAAGTTGGGCGACACTCCATCGTTATTCCTCGCGAAGTCGAGGTACCACGCGAAATCCTCTGGGTGCTCGTCCACCCACTCGCGGGCCTTATCCCACTCGATCTCGTCTTTATCGCCCATGCAAAGCTCCGATTGGTTGCTGGGCGGCTTTCCGCAGTCGATCATGGCTCCTCCTAGAAATCGTAATCCTCGTCGACAAGGTCGTCCTCTTCCAACTGCTCCACGGCCTGGTGGGCTGCGCGGGACTTCTCGACCCACGAGGCCAGCACGCCGATGGCCACGGTCGCCTGGTCGGCGGTCATCTCGGTTACGACCGATGCCCCCGACTCGCGAACCGATCTGCTCTCCATGAGCGCGGCGATCACCTCTTTGTACTCCTTTCCGCACAGCTCGGCGAACTGCTCGGCGGTCGTCTCGATGGCCTTGAGCTGATCGTTGCTCATCATCTCAACGAAATCGGCCTCGGCGACGACGTTGGAAACGTCGCTCTGAGGCTCTGAGATCGGTTCTGCGGTGCCGTTTGCCTTTTCCGCGACTACTTCACCAGCCTTGCCCATCTCCTCCTCTCCGTAGAGGCCATGGAAGTCATCGGGGAACGCCTCGCGCAGGGCGTGGCACATGGCCACCTTGCGGATCATCGTCCCCGGCATCTTCGCCCAGTTGCTCTTTCCCGTGGAGTACTCGGCCGTGGCCACCTCGTCGTAGATCGGCGCGCGGTAGCCCTTGACGTAGACCTTGCACCAACCGCCGATGAGGTTCCAGCCATGAATCGGCATAGAACCCTCTCGCTGGACGATCTGTCCATCTGGGGTGAGGAACGTAACGCCCGCCTCCATGCCCTCGAACTTCGGGTTGGCCTGGGCGCGCTTCGTGAAAACCTCCTTGCTGGTGATGATCGAGAGCGGGCCGTTTCCGTACTTCACGAGGTGAACGTCCTTCGTGAACGGGTCGAGGTGCTGCGCCTGGCACAGGGCCATGGCGAACGCCAGCTCCTTATCCGTCGCCTGCGGGCAGAGCGTGTTCCGCACCTCCTCGGCGGTGAACTGCACCACCTCCCCGCTGCGCTCGAACTTGACGATCTCGTTTGCCATCTCTGCTCCTTTCCTCGTCTGGTTGCCTACGCGCGGGCGATGCCCTTTGCCATACCGTCCTCAACGGTGAATCGGTACTCGTTTACCGCGAACCGCTTGGATGGGAAGTCGAAGATCGTCCAGGCAATCAGCACCTCAGCGCCCTCGCGGATGTTTGCGGTTCCGATGATCTCGTTTGCCGCCTGAGTGACGTTGCCCAAGGTGTCGATCTCCGCCATGCGGTCGATGCCGTTCTCGTTGATGTGGGCCATGTACTGCATTTCGTTCTCCTTTCCTTTTGGTGTGACTCCATTATACAACAATGTTATATCATAATCAACAACTATTTTAGAAAAAATGGGGAGGGCTTGCTAAAGGCCCTCCCCGCCGCTGTTTCGCGCAACGCCCGCAGATTCCTCGCATCTCCGCTTCGCATTGATCGCGAAAATAAAATACCACGAATTGGACTAAAGTTCAAGCGCACCGCTCGATGAAACCTTGACGCTCGTTTTCATTCGGCAGTCTCCGCCGAAAGCGTACCACTTCCCGTTGATCTTCAGGCATTCGGACTGTGCCGCGTATCCGTCAGCGCCGAACCAGTACCAGGCATCGAGCTTGAGCCATTCCGACTTCGGCCACGTGCCGTCGCTGTAGCGGTACCACCAGCCCTTCGAGTCCTTCACCCATTTTCCGCTCATGCTCGCTCCTTTCGCCGTGATTCCGAATGCCCCAATAATTCCAGCCGCCACCTCGTCCATGTCCCCGATGAACGCCTCTCGGTCGCCCTTGTTGTCGATGAAGCAGCATTCCAGCAGGCGGTAGTTGATTCCCTGCGCCTGGGCTCGGTTCAGGTTCGCGAGGTTGTTCCGCTTCACCAGCTTGTCGGATCGGCCGGGGAACTTCTTCGAGATGTAGCCGGCCAGGGCCTTGTCGTACTTGTCGGCCGACAGGTCGGCGTCGATGATGACATGCCCGCCCCTCGCCTTGCCGTTCGCAGCGTCCATGTGCAGCTCGATGACGGGGTTGCTCCCGACCTTCTTTTTGAGCGAGGCGTTGACGAGGCCCTGGGCGTACCAGTTCCTCGAGGTGTCCAGCACCTCCACGGACGAGCCGCCGAGCGCCTTCATGCGCCTCGCGAGCTGGCGCACGAGATCGGCCTCGTTCCTGCCGCCTCCCGAAGAGCCGGGGTCTCCGTTGCCGTGCCCGCAGATAACGTACAGCCTAGTCATTATCTTCCTCCTTGACGATCTTGGCGACGGATGCCCCTCCGTCTACCTCGGGGATTCCCGCGATGCTCGTTAGGTAGCTCACGATGGCCGCGAGCAGGGCCGCAGAGCCGACCATGGGCCACATCACGTCGCCCATGATGGCCGATGCTCCGATGACGCCGAGAGCGGCCTGAGCCGCCGTCTTGACGGCCCTCACGGTTGCCGCTCGAAGCCACTTTTTGAAAACGTCCATTCGTCATCCTTTCTCGATGAGGTACTGCTGAATCTCCTCCTGCCGCTTGACGAGATCGTCCTTGTGGTTGCCGTCGATGAGAGACTTCTCGATGGTGAGCAGGCTCCTGAGGATGATCTTCGATTCCACGTCGTTCTTCTCGTGCCGCTTCAGGTCGCGCGCGAACCGCGCCTCATAGTCCTCGTGCTGCTCAACGGCATTTTTAAGCTCGCACTCGATGCCATCGACCCTCTCAAGCAGGTCGTTGTGCGGCTTCTTCACTATTCCAACCCACTCGCGGACGTGGTTCAGCACCGCGCCGAGCGATGCAGCGGCGCCGAGCATCACGACGAGGTACCCGCCGCCGGCCATGAGCCATTCTCCGAAGTCCAAGATGACTCCTTTCTTCCGTACGGCGACATTCTAGCACGGAAAAGGGGGACGCCGAAGCGCCCCCCCCCTCTAGGCGACCAGCCGCGATATGGCGGCGGGCATCTTTATGACGGCGTCCCTACCGAGAACGGCCCTTGCGCTGCCGAAGATCAGCAGCCCGTAATCGGCCACGAAGTCGCACACCCACTCCTCGGCCTCGACCCAATGGGACGGCCTGACCATGCTGCGCAACTGGCCTATGAGGTCGTAAGACCATATCACGCAGTGCCCTATCTCGTGGACGAGAACCCTGTCCAGCATATCGCCCGAGAGCGAATCGTCTAGCCAGACGGTCATCTCGTCAGGGTCGGTCGTAGCGAGGCAGCGGAGGCCCGTCCTATCGATGAGCCTCTGGCTCCCGGTTGGAACCCTCCGCACCCTCCACCAGTCGCCGTTCACGGCGAAGCCGCGCATTACGCGCCCGCCTGCTCCATCTGGTAGAGCAGGTCTTTCACATCGGTCTTCATCTTGGCCTTGACATCCGGGTCGGCTGCGGCCCAAATCTCGCCCATGGCGTCCATGACCTTCTCAAGGCGCTCCTTCGGCTCGCCGTCGAAGCCCATGCGCTTGTAAGGATCGCGCGGCATCCTTCCGTCGCGCTCCTCGTCGTAGCCCATAGGCCACGGCTCCATGCGGTCGTAGCCCCTGCGGCCCCGCCCCTTCGGAGCGAATCGGCCGGAGGCGTAGCGCCAACGGTCGTAGCCCATTCGGCCATCGTCCATCTCGTCCTGCATCGAGTACGCCTCGATGCAGTCCTTCTCGGCGGACGCGAGGTCTTTGATCATGTCAACCACTTCGCCTAGCTCTGCGGTGTCAACCTTGTCGATGCCCTGGGCAAGCTCGGCCTTAACGGCGTCGATGAGATCGTGCTTGATCTCTGCAAGATCCTTTAGCTTCTCCATGACTGCCTCCTTAGCTCCAACGCCCGACGCGCAGATTGGCGTTGATGACGTTGACGGTGGTGGTGCCCACGTTCTTCACGGTGATGGTGTCGGCTCCTCGGCAGCACGTCTTGACGATGGTGCCGCTCGCGACGTTGTTAAAATTGCCGACCGCCTCAGTCTGGGCGTCCATGATCGTCTCGCCCAGCGTCTCGCCGTCGAGGGCGATTGCCAACTGGGAGAGGCCGACGGCGGTAGCGCCGATATTGGCCGAGAACTCCACCTCGTAGCGGGCGCACGTGGCGTTGAGTTGAACGAGACCGCTGTTCTTTCGGTGGCACACGTCGCACCCCGTTTTGAGTAGCACCGTGTCGAACGTCACGGAGGCTCCGGGTGCCAACGTGAGCGGCACCGAGTTAGTCAGTTGGATCATGACTTTCTCCTTTGATCGAAAAGGGGGAGGGAAAGCCCTCCCCCAACTGTTTCCAGAATGGAACTAGTTGCATCCGCAACCGCCGCAGCCGTTGCCGTAGGCGTAGCCGCTGCCGTTGCAGTGATACGGGTTAGGCACGACGTATGCCGGAGAGGGGCACGGGCGGAGCTGATCGACGAGGTACTGGTTCTGCGCCGCCTGGGAGGCCGCGAGGCTCGCCTGGTTGAGCTGGTTCTGCATGGCCGCGATCTGCGCGTCCTTCTGCTCCATCTTAAGCTGGCAGAACTGGTCGTTGATCGTGCGGTCGAGCTGCGCGAAGCCCTGGTTGACCGCCGTGGTGACGGCGCAGGTGTCGGTCGCCATGTCGTAGCGCACCGCGTCGATGCTGCGCTGGGTGGTGCAGCAGCAGTCGGCCAGTTGGCGGCTCACGTCGTTGATCGAGCCTTGCAGCCCGAACCCGGTCTGCATGATGTTCTGGTTGATGCCGTTGGTCTGGGCCAATGCTGCGTAAGAAGCGTCGCAGATGCCGTTGGTGATGCCGTCAAGCTTGGAGATGACAGCCTGGTTGTCGAAGCCGCGCTGGATGGCCGCGTCGGTGAAGCCAACCTGGCCGCCGCCGTTGCCGCCCCAGCCGAAGCCGTTGCCGCCCCAGCCGAACAGGGCGAAGAGGATGATGATTGCCCCAATATGTTAACGTGCGGGCTTTTTATCCCGCACCTCTTGCGCTTCGTTTTCGCACAAGTTCAGCATACCTTTTCAACTTGTTTCCAAATTCGACCGTTTCTGATGCTGGAAATGGTCGTCGGAGATACCCCGAACCGAGCAGCAAGTTCTTTTCTGCTATCGCTGCTCGATTTGATATACAAGACTTCCTTCTCGGTGAGTTTTGCCCACGGACATGATTCCCCGTGGATCTGTAAACCAGTCTCAACGGCATGTGCCCTGTTATCCGCATTCGTAACCCATTCTAGATTGGAAGCGCGATTGTCGGTCTTATCGCCGTTGATGTGGTTCACCTGTGGCTTTCCGTCTGGGTTGTGCACGAACTTTTCAGCAACGAGCCTATGGACGAAATACCTCTTCATGCCTATAGAAACGCGAAGGTAGCCCTTGCTGTTCGGCTGCGGCTTTAATGCCTTGCCGTTTCGCTTGGCGATAACCTCTCCGTTCTCGGTTATCTCATAGTCATCGAGTGTGTAAGTCTTTCCGTACATACTGCCATTATACAGCTTGTTGGGTATTTTTCAAGTTGTCGCGGCCTCGTGGGCGGATTATATCTTTTCACCGCCTATGCGTTGCCCCTGACCCGGCTTAGCCGAGCCTTCGGTTCGGGTTCGCGTCTCAGCGTCCCCGCTTAATTCCGCGATTTTTCAATCAGCGTCACCGCTGAAAGTGGCAGGTTTCTACCAAGAGTCGCCCCATCCGTTGTTGTCGCGCCCGTCAACGTCCATAACGGGCAAGATGCCATTCATGCCATTAAACATGGATGCCTCCTTTTTTTGTGTATGGTCTATCTATTCCGACTTCGAGGCACCTAGGTTTTCGCGCGCTTGCCCCGCAGTTGGCTATGAAGGGATGTGGAAGAACCGCTTCGCCTGATCCATCGCTTGCTCGCGGGTCATGCCGTATGTTTCGAGGAGGTTGTTGGCGATCTCCTCGCCTCTCTTCGCGTCCCCGCTCTGCAAGACGTCGATGTACGTCCGAGCCTGCGGGTTGTCGGCGATGGCGGGGTTCGCTGTGAGCCGCTTCAGCATGGAGTCGACCATGGTTTTACTCGGAATCATCGTCTGCCGCCTTCCTGGCCGTTCTGCGGGCCTGTTTCGGTTGCGCCTGGGTGTTTCCACCTATGAGCGATTCAAGATCGTCCAGGCGGCTAAGAACGTCCGCCAAGGTCGGCCCCGCCTCCTCGGGCTGGTCGTTGCCGACTGGGGCGTATTGCACCGTGGAGATG